CCAATACCGGCGCGTCGCCTTTTCCCTTCGAGCGCGTGCCGGGCGCCTTGCTGGAGCGTGGATGCGCGGCCCGTCGCAGCCCCGCCAAGATGGACAACTCCGTATTCTGGCTGGGCGATGATCGGATTGTGTACCGCGCCGAAGGCTACCAGCCCGCGCGTATCTCGACACACGCCATCGAGGAAGTGCTTCGCGTCGGCACCGTGTCGGACGCCTACGGGATGACGTATTTCCAGGCTGGACATCACTTCTACGTCCTGACCCTGCCGAGCCTCAACCGGACCTTTGTTTTCGATCCTGCGGCCTCCGCAGCGGCTGGGGCGCCCATCTGGCATGAGCGGCAGTCGGGCACGTCCATTGAGCCTGCCAAGTGGGACGTGCAGTGCATCTTCAGCGCCTTCGGCAAGACGCTTGCAGGCTTGCAGGCTGGCAAGGTCGCGGAACTAGACCTCGATACCTACACCGACTTGGGCGAGCCCATCCGGTCCGTGATTGTCGGCCTGCCATTCTATGCCGAGACGCTGCGGGCAATCATGGTGGACTTCGAGCTTGAGTGCGAGCTGGGCGTCGGCGCGATCTCTGGGCAGGGGGCCGACCCCGAGGTCATGATGCGCTACAGCGACAACGGCGGCTTCAGTTGGAGCCACGAACGGCGCGCGAGCCTTGGCCGGCAGGGTGTCCGCTATATTCGCGCCATGTGGGACCGGCTCGGCGCCTTCCGGCAGCGGACGGTTGAGATTTCCATATCGGACCCGGTGCGCCGTGCCTTCTACGGGATGCGGACCAAAATCAAGCCGTTGCCGCGATGACCGCGCCATTCAATTCCAAAACCCGCATCGTCAACCAGGACGGCACGCCTAGCCAATGGCTGATTGCCTATCTGCAGTTGATCGGAACCGGCGTCGTCAAGCGCACGACCTACACCTACGCGAAGATTGCCACCATGACGCCGACGCTGGGCGACACGGTGATCTGCATCGACGCCAGCACCACCACCATAGGCGACACGCTGGCGGGCGGCGGCTCCAACATCGTGCAGGCCGTAGGCAACGGTACTGACTGGAAGGTGATTTAGATGATCCGTCCTGCTGAACTTAAAGACATGCCCGCTATAGTCGAGATGGGCGAGGCATTTTTCGAAGAAGCTGGATGGGCAGCCCGCGCGCAATTCTGCGTGGACTCGTTCGCGGAAACCGCAACCGCCATGATGGAGCGGGGTATCCTGCTTGTCGTTGACAAGAACGGCGAGGCGGTCGGGATGGCCGCCGCTGTTTCGGCTCCCGCTTACTGGAACAAAAACGTTTCCATCGGGCAGGAGCTTTGGCTATACTGCAAACCAGCCCACCGTAAAGGTGTTGGCGCCGAGTTGCTTAGGCACCTCGAATCCGCCGCCAAGGCGCGCAACGTACAATTCTTCGGCATGGTCGCGGAGCATGGGCTTCGCCACGAAGCACTCGCCCAAGTCTATAAGCGGGCGGGTTATTCGGTTGCCGAGCATACGTTCTGCAAGGCGCTATAAATGGCGATTTTCTCCGCTCTATCGGGTGTTATTGCTCAGCAAGGCGCGCAGGCTGGCGGCAACATGGCTGCGAGCGCGGCCAACCGTGCCGCACAGATGCAGCAGGAAGAGGCGACGCGAGCCCGTGCGGCTCTGTCTCCCTGGGTTGCGGCGGGCGGCGGTGCCATCGGCAAGGTGACGAACCTTCTTGGCTTGGGCACGCTCAAAACGGATGGCGGAAATTATAACACCTATGGGCTTGACCCTGCAGGCGCGAAGGAAACGCAACAGCAGGCGCTTGCCGATTTCGAGACTTCGCCCGGCTACCAGTTCCGCATGGATGAGGGCTCGAAGGCGCTGGACCGCTCGGCAGCCTCGCGTGGCCTTCTCCGCTCGGGCGCGCAACAGAAGGCAATCACCGCCTTCGGGCAGGGCATCGCCTCCGAGGAATACGGGAACTACATGGACAACCTGCTCGCGGTTTCCGGACTTGGCGGGCAAGCGGCGTCCAGTGGTAACAACACGGCGGCGAACCTGACCGGCAACGCGGCGGACAACATCTTCCGGGGTGGCGTGGCGCGCGGCTCCGCTTATTCGGCAGGCGCCAACGCGCTTGCAAGCGGGATCAGCAAGGGCGTCGAGAACGCGGCCGGCGTGATCGGCTACAAGGGGTGGTTTAAGTGAGCGGCGTTCTTTACCCGGACCTCGCTCGCTCGTTTGCGCTCGGCTCACAGCTTCGCGTTCAGGAAGAAGAACGCGGCATAGATAAGGAAGTAAACGAGCTAGTTCCGGCTGCGATGAAAGGCGACCAAGCCGCTATCGAGAACATCGCCAGAAAGCGCCCGAACGTCGCTATGGGCATTTCCGGGATGCTGGAGAAGATGGACGCGGGCCGCCGCGCCAAGGTCAAGGAAGCGTCGGAGTGGACGGCCAAGGCCGCTATGGGCGTGCTGAGCCTGCCGGAAGCCGAACGCCCGGCTGCGTATCAGGCTGCGTTGGCAGAGGGCCAACGTCTCGGCTACCAGATTGACATGCCGCCGCAGTACGACCGCGCGGTAGACGGTCGGCTGAGGCAGATACTCAACCAGACCCGCACGTTTGAGAACTATTGGAAGGACAAGCAGGAAGGCTTTGACCTCGTGCCTTCGGGCGGTGGTGGTGCGGCCCCGCCTTCGGCTGGTGGTGGTGGTGGCGTCAACCCGTACAACATCGGCAACGTTCGCCCGGTCGGCGGTGGCCCCAACAGCGGCTTTCAGCAGCCCGCCTCGCTAGACGACGGCATCCGCTTGGCGGTCAACAACGTCAAGGCGTACCCGGCCAAGTTCAACAACGGCCAGCCCATGACGCTGATGCAGATCGGAGCGCGTTGGGCTCCCGTTGGTGACGGCGCAAACGATCCGGGGCAGTGGGCTCGCAACGTCGCCAGCATCGGCGGCCTTGATCCCAACCAGCCGCTCGACCTGAACGACCCCATGACGGCGGCCAAGTTCGCGCGTGGCGTTCACGGTGCCGAGCATGGCGCCAACAAGGTGCTTCCGCCCGAGCGATACGCGCAGGCGATCACGGGCGGCGCCGCGCCTCCCGGCATCGCCCAAGGCGACACCGCTCCCCCCGCCGATGCGTCCGGCACTCCCATTCCGACCTCTGACGGTGGATCTGTTCCGCGCGAAGTCATGCGGATGATTACGCCCAACCTCCCGCCGGGCACCAGCCTTGGCCGGGACAGGAAGACCGGGCTGTTCAAAGTCCAGGAAGGCAACTTTGTTGTCTACGACAGCAACAGAAACCCGGTTGGGTTGATCCCCATCCCGAAGCCGAAGGAGCCGGGCGCCGGCCCGTTTACCGGCACTGGCACTGAGGCTCAGGCGCTTAACATGCTGATCGCCAACGGCACTCTGACGCCGCAGCAGGCGGCGGAACTGGCGGCGGGTAAGACCGTTGCCGACCCCGAAACGAAGCAAATCATATTCATGACGCCGTCCGGCATTTTCGGGGGAAGGCCGGGGCAACCGCCTCAGCCTATCACCGGACCGTCGCCCGGCATGGCGGCACCCGCTCCGATGCCGTCCGCTGGCGCCCCGGCTGGCGTTCCCGCGCCTGCGGCTCCCGCCGTTACTGTTCCTGCAAATCCCGGCTCCATCCCGTTGACGGGCGTCAAGCCAACCGGCCAGCCGTCTGCAACCGAAATGGCGAAGCTGCGGTCGGCTCGCGTTGAAGCCGACAAGATCACGGCAGCGGCGAACGACTTCAAGACGGAATGGGCAAAGGCGACTCCAGCGGAGCGCGCTCGCTCTCTGGCGGGCGCCAACACGCCGCTGAACGCCTCGTACAACAATTTTGCCTTGCTGGCGAAGGGCGACGCCTTGTTTCAGTTGGGCGTGCTGAATGGTCCCGATCTCGACATCATCCGCCGCACGATCCCGGACCCGTCGACGTGGAAGTCAATCATGACTTCGGAGAACGACGTTACGTCGTCCGTCGACAAGGTGCTGAACATTCTGAATAACGGCGTGTCATCGACCGAGCGGCAGCTTGGCATCACGCCGCCGCAGGGCGCGCAGCCCCCGCAAGGCGCGAAGCCCGGCACCTATTTGGGGCCAGACAACAGCCCGATTAGCTGGCCGGAGATCGAGGACACAGCCAAGAAACGCGGCATCACCACTGATGAGGTTGTGAACCGCCTTGGCCTGAAGCCGACGGGGATGCAGTAGTGGCCGACCTGTTCGACCGTTACGGCGTCCCGGCAAGCCCTGCCGCGCCTGCGGCTGGTGGTGATCTGTTCGACCGTTACACGTCGGGCAGTCAGGGCGGCGTGCAGGACTACGAACCGCAGGGCTACAGCGGCGGGCAGATGGTCGCGCGCAAGGTTGGCTTGGCAGCGCAGGGCGTCAACGACGCCTTCCTGCCTACGATTATCGGCGCTCCGGTGGATGCCGTAGCCTGGGGACTGCGACAGGCCGGCGTGCCTGTGAACGATCCCCTTGGCGGTTCCAAGTCCATCAAGCGCGGGATCGACTATGTCGCCACCTTGCCGGGCCGCGTGTCGGATGCCGTGTCTCAGGGCTCAACCGCGCCTCTAACGGATTCGCGCACCTCGCGCATCGAGCCTGTGACGCAGGGTGAGCGCACGGCATACGGTGCAGGCGGGGGCGTCGGCAATGCGCTGGCAGTCGCCTTGCCGGCTGGCATGGTCGCGCGAGGCGCACAGGCGGGAACCGCGACGCAGGGCGTTGCCAACGTGCTGGCCTCTCAGCCCGTCGTACAGACGGTTGCGGGCGGCGTGGGCGGTGGCGTCACCGGGGCAACCGATAACCCACTGTACGGCCTTGGGGCCTCGCTGGCGGTGCCTCTGGCGGCGGCTGGTGTGCGTGGCGCTATCTCGCCTGTGACCAACCGGCTTACGCCGCAGGAACAGCGCCTAGTTGCGGCGGCGCAGCAAGAAGGCATCCAGCTTACGCCCGCTCAGATGACCGGCAGCCGCAGCCTTCGCGGCGCTGAAGAAACAATGGCGCGCATGCCGCTGTCCAATACGCCCATGCAGGGCGCATTTGAGACGCAGCGCGGCCAGTTCAATCGCGCCGTCATGCAACGTGCGGGCGCCGTGGCCGATGACGCTTCGCCCGATACGATGCAGCGCGTGTTCACGGGACTTGGGCAGGTTTTTGATGACCTGTCCGCCCGCACGACGGTCAATGTGGATCAGCGTTTCGGGCAGGACGTGCAGCGCGTCGCGGCGAATTATGGCCGCCGGCTCGAAACGGACGTGGCCCCGGTTTTCCAGTCCTACCTTGACGACCTGCAGCCGCTCATCCAGGCGGCGAACACACCGGGCGCGGCCCCGCAGATCGCGGGCGACGTGTACCGGACCATGCGCAGCGACATCACCACGCGCATACGGGAGACGAACAATCTTCCGCTTCGCCGGGCGCTGGGCGGGCTGGTCGAATCCCTTGATGATGTCATGGAGCGCAGCACGTCGGGCGCATTGCGGGCTGAATGGCAGGAAGCCCGCCGCAACTACGCGAACCTGATGACGATTGACCGCGCCATGCAGGGCGGCACGCAGACCGGACGGTCAGCGGGTGACGTGCCTTTCAATGCGCTGTCCACCGCCGTCAAGGGCTCAGATCGCACGGGCTACACGCGCGGGCGGGGCGACCTGAACCAGCTTGCGCGCATTGGCGACTACATTGCCGACAAGGTGCCCAATTCCGGCACTCCCGAGCGGTTGGCGTGGCAGAACATTCTTACCGGCGGCGGCCTGTTTACAATGGGCGCTGCGTCGGGTGTCGGCTTGCCTGCGGCTGCGGTGGGAGCGGCGTCGCCGTGGCTTATCTCCAGGCTCTATAATTCGCCGGCCGGTCGCGCTTATCTCACCAACCAACTCGCCGGAAACACGAACTTAAACGCCCTGTACGGCTCAACGGCGGCGCAGCAGGCGTTGCAGGAATTGCCCGGCCGCGACGGCGGAAACGCGCTGAGTCAGCGAGCCAGACAATGACGCGCGTCCACACCCACGCGGCCCCGACGCCGAAGAACAGCACGCAAAGCATCCATGACTGCCATGTGGGCAGCGGATCATACGCGGCTTGGTACTGGTCGAAGGCGAAGGCAGCGGCGACCGATACCGCGAGCTGTGAAAGCTCCATCCAACCAATTCGCATGGCGGGAGCCTAACAGATGTCCGCTCTTTTCACACCCCCGCGCTACAGCCCGATGAGCGGCAACGGCACGTCGTATCCGGCGGCAAAACTCTACTTCTACGAGACGGGCACCACGACGCCGAAGGACACCTATTCGGACGCGGGGCTAACCACGCCGAACGCCAACCCCGTTGTCGCAGATGCCAACGGCCTCTTCGGCGTGATCTACCTTGGGACCGGCGACTACAAGGTGATCCTTAAGGACGCCAGCGATAACACGCTGTGGACGGTGGACCCGCAGAGCGGCCTTGGCGCGGCGGACACGCTGACCACGCGCGGCGATCTGCTCACGCGCGACGCCTCCGGATACTCGCGCCTTCCCATCGGCACGACGGGCTATTACTTGGCGAGCAACGGCACGGACCCCTATTGGGCATCGCCCATCGTCCCGCGCCTTGCCATCCAGGGCTTGACCTACGCCAACAACGGCACCGACGCGACCAACGACATAGATATTGCGGTCGGCGGTGCGATGGACTCGACCAGCGCCCGAATGATGGTGCTGGCCGCCGCGCTGACCAAGCGGCTTGATGCCAATTGGGCGGTCGGCACAAATCAGGGCGGACTCGATACCGGCTCCGCGTCGGACACCGATTACTACATCTGGCTGATAAACCGCTCTGATACCGACGTGACGGACGTGCTGTTTTCCACGTCTGCGACCGCTCCAACCATGCCGACTAACTACAACTACAAGCGGCTGATTGGCTGGTTCAAGCGGGCATCGGGCGCGATTGTTGCGTTCAAGACCTACGAGACGGAAGGCGGCGGCCTTAACCTCATGTGGACCGCGCCGACGCTCGACATCAACACGACCGTCACCACGTCGCGCCGTACAGACGCGGTGAAGGTGCCGCTTGCCTTCTCGACGCTGGCAACGATCCGCGTCTCGCTGGTGGACGCCGCCGATAACATCCTCGCGCTGGTGTGCTGCCCCGACGAGACCGACGCGGCTCCGAGCGCCACGGCTGCGCCGCTTGCCAACCTGAACAGCCACTCAGGCGCGGCCGCGACTGAACAGAAAGAGCTACGCATCCGCACCTCCGCCACCGGCACGATTGCCGCGCGGGCAACCGCTACGCTCGATACCTACGCCGTCTCCACAGTCGGCTTTGAGTGGTCGCGTCGATGAGCGAAGCAACCTTTATCAACGTAACGGCCTTCCAGCCTTTAAACGGCGGGCTTGGAAAGCGGCTGTCAGTCACTCCCACGACGGCTCGCGCCTTAATACCCGGAACGCAGGCGGTCGCGTCTCCCGAGCGTCTCCGGGTGCTTATCACAGGCGACAGCCTCGTATCTGTTTTTATCCGCATGGGGCAGGACGATGTAGAGGCGACGACGGATTGCCTGGAGATTATGGCCGGAACCCAAGTGCTTCTTACGCCTCCCAACGTCGCGCCGGATGCTGTGTGGATCGCGGCTGTCTGTGAATCCGGCACGGCCAACATTCAAATCACTGCCGGATACGGAACATAGGAGATAACAATGGCAACGCCTGTTGAACTTGTGGGCAATCAATACAAAGCAGTCGCGGCAAGCCAGACTGCCGCCGGTCTAGGGACATCGGGCTCGACGGTTGCCGGCGATGTTCTTGAAGGCGTGCTGATCGTCCCGGCCACCACGTCGCCGGGTGCCGTCGCCATTCTTGACGGGACCACGTCGATCAGTGTCTTCGCTGGAGGGGCGGGGAGCGTTTCCAATCTCGTGCCGTTCTTTGTTCCCTTAGGTGGTATCAAAAGCGCGAACGGGCAGTGGAAGGCCACCACGGGCGCGAACGTCTCCATTATCGGCGTGGGCCGCTTCGCTTGATGCTTCTTCGCCGCACCTATGGCGCTCCGGTCGCCGCCGTCTCAATGAGCGTTGAAGGCGAGACGGCTGCCTATGCGGCGGCAGTTGTCGCCAATGGCGGCACTGTGAGCGACGCGCGAGTTGCGATCCTGAACACCTTTATCCGAACCGAAAAGGCTTCCGGCGCGTGGGCTCTGACGGATGACTATTGGGGCCTGTGGGCGGAGAGCGAAGCGCAGGCTCTCACGTCGCTAAAGCAACTTCGCCTTGCGACGGTGGTAGCGGCTCCGACCTTCACGGCGGATCGCGACTATGCCCTCAACGGCTCAACCCAGTACATCAACACGGGGTTTGTGCCGTCCACCCATGCTGCGGCGATGACGGCCACCTCGATCCATCTGGAGGTTTACGAGCGCGCGGAGTTGAGCGCGAACACCTACGCGGCCGGCGTACTCAATAGCGCGAATCGCGCCATCACCGTGCGCCCTCGATCTGCGGGAAGTGCGTTTATTCAAGCGGGAAGCGCGGCGGCAACATTTACGCTGCCGTCAGCGAGTAGCCTCGGCCTCACACAAGGCGGTCGTAACGGCGCCGCAGTGACCGATGTCTACGGTTCCAAGAACGGCGTCAGCATGACACGCGCGGTTGACCCGGCTGCGGTCGGGGCCTCGTTGCCGGCGAATAGCATCTTTCTCGGCGCCTATAACAACGCCGGAACGGCGGCGGGCTTCCGTGCGGCCTCGATTGGCTACGCGGCCACGGGCGCCGCGCTCAGTCAGGCGCAGCAGCTCGCGCGGTACAATGCAGTTCAGGCATGGGCAACGGCGGTGGGGGCGCAGGTCTGATGATACGCGCGCAAACTTACAACACTGTCCCGAACGGTGGTCAACTAGACGAGGTATTGACCAGCGATGCGGACGGGGTGGCGTTCTGGGGAACGCCGGCCGGCGTGGCCGGGAGCCTCTATGGATTGTCTGGCGCGGCCTCTGGGGATGGCTTGGCGTACACGGCATCAAACGCCGACTTCACAGGCGCAGTCGGCTCTATCTTGGTGTTCCTATGCCCGACCGTGAACACCGGCAACGTGACCTTGGACGTTAGCGGCGAGGGCGTCAGATCGGTCTTGACCAATGGCGGCGCGCAGATCCCGGCGGGCCTGCTCCAGAGCGGGCGCACGTACTTCATCCGGCGGCACAACTCGACGCAGTACCGGATGGAAGGCATCGACATTACGCGGGCCGAACAGCAGTTGGCCTTGTACCGTAGCGGCACGCAGCGCGGGCAGGTGAGCGTCACGTCTAACAATGAACTGTCGCTACAGTCGTGGGTCGACGGCGCGATGGTGGAGGTTGGGCGCTTCGACACAGCGACCGGCAATCTTCGTCTGTTCTATACTGCCGGATATGGTGCGACGGCGGCGACGTTCTCCGAATTCTACTCGGCGCGCAATCCGCAAACCGTCGTGGCCGACGACGCGCACTACGACGCAATGGCTAAGTCGATCTCGAATGCGGCGATGTTCGAGTTCAGCGACCAGATCGCCCCTTATACCCTGGCCACGACCGACCCGTATTACCTGAACGGCGGCGACAGTCTCAAGACCATCCGCGTCACAGTCGCCAGCGCGTATATAGATGCGCAGTTCATGCCAATCGGCGCCACGATGGAAATCGCCGCGACCAGCACGGGGTCGTTCTCTGTCTACTGCGGGCCGGGGAACCAGTGGCGCACCTTCAGCTCGACGCAGCTTACCTTGGGTTTTGCCTCCGGGCAGGTGGTGCAGGTCAAGCGGTACTCACAAACGGACTTTCTTGCGATTGTGCTCGTAGGCTCGGCCGCCACGCCGTCAACCGCTGCTCCGGTGACGCGCGACATCACCATCGTCAACGCCGGCCAGAGCAACGGCGTAAAGCTGATCACCGAAGGCGGCCTCGCCGGTCTTCAGCAGGGTTTTAGCGACCTCAGCATCACTGATACCGTCTGGTGGGTGCAAGCGGCAAGCGGCGAGAGCGCGTTGCTTGAGGCTAACGTCGGTTCCGATCCAAACAATTACTGGTGGACCACCGCAGGCGGTCCAGGGCCACTGGCAACCGCGCTGGTGTCGGCCGTCAACGCTGCTGTCGCGTTAGGTCAACCCGCCCCGACGGCACTGCTCTGGGATCAAGGAGAGAAAGACACCCTGACTATGGCGACCAGCGGCGACACGACGCCGGCCACCTATCTGGCTGCGCTGGAGGATCTGTTCGCGTGGTTCCGCGACGCCGCCCAACTCAACGACGCGACGTTGCCGATCTTCATCACGCCGCTGGGGTCGTCCGACCTCGGATCGTCTTTCGACAAGGGCGTGACGGCGGTCCGCGAGGCGCAGCTCAAATACATCGCCAGCGACGCCAATGCCCACCAGAACGCAGAGCGGTACGATCTCGCGCGTCCCTACAGCAACGTGCATTTGAACTACGCAGGCCAGCGCGAGCAGGGCCTCCGCGTCGCCAGCGTGCTGGGGAACGTTCTGTATTCGCAGACCAACCATCTCGGCCCCGAGATCGTCAGTTGGACCGAACTGTCGCCGACATCCTATCTGGCGGAGATCGACCCCGGCCCGAACTCCTCAATGGAGAACGACGATAACCCGATCAGCGCCATAGGCTTTGCGCTCTGCTCGAATGCGGATGCCATGGCGGCGGACTATTACACGATCGACGAGATCACGCGGTTCTTCGACGAAGGCACGGGCTACCACGAACTCACGATCACCGCGTCAGGGGCTTCGACGGGCGCGCGGCTGATCTATCCGCACGGTGCCCTGGCCTTGAGCCGCACGGGCCGCATCCTCAAGGGGACTGTCAGCACGCTTCCCGTTCGTTCACGCGGCAGCACGCCATGAGCAATCGCAGCAACGGCAAACCCCTGTGGTGGGTCCGCCCGATGGACGGGATGGAGATCGACGAGAGCGCCGGCCACCTGTTCGCCGGATACGTCGCTGACATGCTCGACCATATCAGCGAGCTGCACCGGGAGACCGGGAGGCAGCACGCCGCGACAAGCGCGGAGTAGGAGGCGGCAATGGCTGAAGTGCTGGACGCAAAATCGAAACTCTCCCTCGGCGTGCAGGCATATCGCTGGATCATGACGGCCGGCGTGGCAATAATTGTTCTGCTGTCCAATCGCACGTTGCAGGGTATCGACCAGACGGCGGAGGCGGTGCGCGCCATGCAAATCGAACTGCGCACGATGCAGGGCACGACCGAGAGCCGGTTCAATTCTCATGCCGGGCGCCTAGACGCCGTCGATCGCCGGAACGATTTGCAGGACAGCAAGATCGACGGCCTATGGCAGCGGTTCTGGGCGTTTCCGCAGTCGTCGCCTCCGAAAGGCAACCCGTGAGCAGACCGCACCCGCGCGTCATCAGCGAACACGGCCAGCCGGTTCGGCTCAAGGTGTGGGACGGCGAGCGCGACCTGTCGTTCCCGGTGAGCATGGGCGAACTGCGCAACCTCGTTCAGGACGGCATGGATATTCTCATGCGGGAAATGCGCGAGCGGGAGCGCCGGGAAAACGAAAGGTACACCCTATGAAAGGGAACCAAGCGGGGCGCGGCCTCATTGCCGAGTTTGAGGGCCAGAGGCTCACCGCCTATCGCTGCCCAGCGGGCGTGTGGACCATCGGCATCGGCTCCACTCAACCGCCGGTCACTCCGGGCATGCAGATCACGGTCGATCAAATGTGGGAGCGGTTCGACCACGACATCGCAATATACGAGACGGGCGTTCTGGCGGCACTGGCCGGAGCCCCGACGACACAGAACCAGTTTAACGCGATGGTTTCGCTGGCCTTCAATATCGGCCTTGGCGGCTTCCGCACGTCCTCTGTGTTGAGGGCGCACAAGGCGGGCAACACGTCAGCCGCTGCCAATGCCTTCGGCTTATGGAACAAGGCGACGGTTGACGGCAAGCTGGTGGAAATGCCGGGTTTGACCCGCCGCCGGGCCGCCGAGACGGCGCTATACCTCACGCCGGACGCCGTGGGCCATGTCGAGCGCGCGTGGGCCATGCCGCAGGCGGTCGCCAAGCCGGCCGGCGCAAGCTCGTCCAAGGCGGTCTTGACCAACGTCGGTGTCGGCGCTGGTGCGGCCACCCTGGCGATTTCCAACCTGCAGCCCGCCATTGAGGCAGTTAACAGCGCCGTAGAGGCCGCCAAATCTGCCCAAGGTACGTGGGCAAGCCTTTGGGACCTACTATCGCCCCTGTCCAACGGACACGTCTATACGGCCCTGATAGCGGCCGGAATAACGCTTGCGGCAGTCTACCTGATCCGGCGGGTATTTCGGCGCGTGAAGTCGGGGGAGATCACACCATGAGGAAAAATGCTGCGGCGGGAAACGTAGTAGGTACCCTAGCTGGCCTCCGGAGCCGTGTTTGCCATCCTTTCGGACCGCCGCAGCCCGGAAAGTATAGCTAAGTCATGCCGACTTTTCTAGCGGGGATATGGGCCAAGGTCGCCTTTGGTGCGGCCTTTGTCGGCCTTCTGTTGCTGGCCGTGTTCCGGCTCATCGGTATAGGCCGCAACTCGGAGCGGGGCGCCGCTGCGGTGGATGCGCTGCAGCGCACAAAGGACGCGAACGAGGCCCGCGCCAACGCCTCCCGGCCAATCTCGAAAGACGAGGAAGCCAATGATGCGTTTAACCGCGACAATCGTTAGCGTCCTACTGCTGGCCGGATGCGCCGGGCAGGTGGTCGATACGTCCTGCACCGCCTTTCAGCCCATCACTTATTCGGCGGCGGGCGATACAGAGCCCACGAAGTCGCAAATCCGGGGCCACAACGCCGCTTGGCAGCGGCTCTGCAAATGACCCGCGCGGCCATCCTGGTTTTGTTCCTTATCATAGGTTCATCCGCCGCTTACGCCCATGACAAGTACCACGAGTGGAAGATACCCGGCACCGAGACAAGCTGCTGTGATGATCGTGATTGCAAGCCGGTCCGCGCCCGCGCCAACATAGACGGACTGTGGCAGGTCTGGCACGAGGGCCGGTGGCTTGACGTGCAGCCTCGATCCATCCTGCCCATTCCCTCGCCGGATGGCCGAAGCCACGCCTGCATCATCGGATCGACTGTGCTTTGCATGGTGCCGGGCGAGGTTCGCTCCTAATGGCGCAGGCAAGCCTTTCGGACGAGGCTTGCCAGCAGGCGGCCGATGCCTTTGCCCGCTTTGGCAGCCAGCGCGCGGCGGCCGACTCCCTCGGGATTTCGCGGTCTACCTTCCAGCACCGCATCAACGAAGCCGAGCGCCGGGGCTTCATGGGCGACGGCCCGCGTATGGTGATGCGTGGTCAATCGGTCCTTTACGATGCCCAAGGCAACGAGCGGGGGCGGTGGGACAAGACCCGCCTTGCCGGGCGCCCGGAGGCCGACACCGTCCAGCTTCCAGATCCGAAACGGATTACCAAAACCAGCCGCCTCTTTGACCAGACCGGCGCCGTCATCCAGCAATGGGTATCGGAGAAGGCGGACGAGGCCGAACGCGAGGCGCTATGGAAGCAATGCGCGGAAGATATTGCGGCGGAGGTGAAGCGCGCGAAGCCGGTCGCCAGAGGCCGCCATGCCGTGTCCGCCGACGTGCTGGCCGTCTACCCGGTGGGAGATCACCACGTCGGTATGTTAGCTTGGAGCGAAGAAACCGGCGGCGAGAGCTACGATCTGAGCCGGAGCGAGCAGCTTCTAGCGGACGCTTCGCAACGGCTGATTGAGGTGTGCCCGCCGTCAGAGCAGGCGCTAATCGCATTTTTGGGCGATTTCCTTCACTACGATTCGTATGCCGCCGTCACGCCGATGCACAAGAACCTGCTGGACGCAGACGGGCGGTTCCCAAAGATGATCCGGGTGGCCGTTCGCATGGTCCGGCATATGATCGCGGCGGCGCTGGCCCGGCATGGCAATATTCGGGTGATCTTCGAGAAGGGCAATCACGATCCGGCGACGGCGGCATTCATGACCGTTCTGCTCGGCTGCCTGTACGAAAACGAGCCGCGCGTGAGTGTCGATACCTCGCCGCAGCATTTCCATTACTACGAATTCGGCCGCGTCCTCATCGGCACGCACCACGGCGACAAAGCCAAGCTGCAGCAACTCCCGGCTATTATGGCAACAGACCAGCCGGAAGCCTGGGGGCGCACATCGTACCGGCTCTGGCTGACCGGCCACGTCCACCACGAGGCCATCAAAGAATTTCTCGGCTGCCACGTCGAAACCTTGGGCGTCCTGCCACCAGCCGATGCCTACGCAGCGTCGAATGGCTATCGCTCCCGGCAGTCCATGAAAGCCATCGTGTTCCACCGCGAGCATGGCGAGGTGGAGCGTCACACCGTGAATCCCGGCATGTTCAGCGCGAGGGCCGCAGCATGAAAATCGTTCGTGTGACGTGGAACGACGCGCTTGCCGTTGCCATGTGGTGCAAACATACGGAGCCGATGGAGGCTCAAATCTGCACTACGGTTGGCTTCCTTGTGGCAGAAGACGACGCGCACGTCATGGTCGCGGCCACCGTCTCGGATGACGAGTACATAGCGGCGCAGCAGATCCCGCGCGCCCTGATTCAGGCTATGGACGAGATTGCGTGAGCCGTCATTATCTGCGTATGCCCGCGCCACTTCTTTGGAATGCGCCAAGCGTGCGGACCAAAGACGACGACATCGTCTGGAGCGCAATCGCCTAGAACTGACCACGTTGCGTATTCATGGGTGAAGTCTGGGCGGCCCCAGATACGAACGGCCGACCAATACTCTTCGCCCCTGAAGCCCACGAAGTGAACGGCGGGCTCGCTCATGTCTCAATCTTTCTTGGCCACGGCTGCGGCACGTAGGAGTGTGCACCGGCATCTTTCTCCGTCACATCTTCCCCGGCGGCGGCGCGGTCGATAATCTCCTTGATGATGAGAGTGCAAACGTGCCCGACGCTGGGTGCCCTCAGCCATGTGTTTTCCCCGACATCAGCCAACTTGCCCAGCGTCCAGTCGTGCCAATCACCGATCTGCTGTGAGGCATCGCCTCGCTTCCGAGAGAGGTCGTACAAGACACGCTTCGGGCCTCGCGTCTTGCCAACGCTGGGGATGTCCCAGTCGATCTGCTCCAGGGGGATTTCTCGCCAACTTGCCTTGGGTTTGACTCTGGCTTCCTTCGGCGGAGGCCACGGCTCACCGCTGCCAACCTCATATGATGCAGTCATCTTGGATTCTCCCTCTGAAACTTCTCGATAGCCTGCGTGATCCTCTCCCACTCGGCTGGGTCTGTGACGGCGAGGCGGTTGTGGGTTATGCTGTTCTGACGCCACCAGCGTTCCCAATCCTCGCGGTCCTTCCACGGCCCGGCGGTCATCGCAGCACCACCTCTCCGCTGATCTTCTTCTTCCATTTTGACCGGAAGGCGGGAGGCTTGCGGATACCCAGATGCTTGGCCTTCATGCGCTTCGCCTTCGCGCCTGCGGCCACGTCCACCTTGTCTTTGACCCGTCTGCAATCCTCATGCGCGGGTCCGCAATTCTCGTCGGTATCGTCGCCGCCCAGCATCAGGGCGCGGACATGCTCGACAATCCATTCCTCGCGAACACCGTCAATCTTCCGGTTGCACAAAACGCAGACGCCCTTGTGCGCTTCCCAGATTCGGAGGCGGCGCATCTGGCCCATGGGCTTGCGGCGGGTGGTGCCTACGTCGATCATGCTGCCTGCCTCTGAGCGCAAGCAAGAAGGTCGCCCGGATCGGTGAGGGCAATTCCCTTCTCGCTGAAATGCCGGTGGACGCAGTCCAGATATGTGGTGAATTGCTTCGTGTTCATCTTGCGTGTGACGGCGAAGTCGAACGGCTCCATCATCAGCTTTAGCTTTAGTTCGTAGGGCAGGGGCCGCACCGTGGCGTCGTATGCTTCACGGAACTCTTCGTTTTCCGCCCGCAGGATGGGAACGCCGAGCGTGAGCTTGCAGTATCCTCGGATTTCCTCGGAAGTCTGGTCGCCCAACTGCTCGGCAATCTCGCCCATCCAAAGCCGGTTGAGCGCGTTCTGTTTCAGGGTCCGTTTCCCGCCTTTCGACATGATGACGGTCAACGGCAGAGGCTGCGCTTCCAGGAAGCGGATCAGCATACGGCGGTCGCCCTCCGATTCAAGGAAGCGCGTTGCCATCGTTATGCTGCCCTGTCGCGAAGAGACAGCCGGGCATTGTCGAGCGCGTCCTGCACCCGCTGGTGCTGGTCGGGGTAGTTATCCGACAGCCTGTCCATGTACGCCGCGTTTTTCGGTTCATCCGACCATCCGTCCAGATCCGCAATGGACTGCGCAAAGTTGAGCGTCTGAATTGCCAAGTCCGCCCACTGCTTCGCAGCCGCCTCGCTCTTCTTGTCCTTGGCGACTTGATAGGTGCTGCGCGTCTCAGTGGTGAGCCCGTCCCGGCGCGCCTCGTCTGCAAAGTCGCTGGGGTGAGTGCTGGTGGGAATGTGCGTGTTCGCCTTGCCCGCAGCCGCGTTGCCGTCATCGTCCACCGGGGCGACGCCGCATACGGCGGACAGGGAGAATCGGCGGGCATAGGTCGTTGCCGATCCGAACCCGTGCGCGTCCTGCTTCGCGGTCGGAACCGAGAAAGTGCCGCTCATCCACTGGCCGGATGAGTGCAGAAGGATCGTCTCGACTTCGACCGAGTTGCCATCGCGGCGGGGGAACTGGACGACCGACAAGCCATTCTTGGAGAACGGCTCGCGGATGGCATCCCAAACCGCGCCCAGGTCGGCATACTTGCTGCGGAAGGCCGGGTTGCTCTTGTCCTTGATCGCGCCCTCGATCTCGCCCTGTGCCTTGGCGAGCGCGGCGGCGAGTTTGTCTAGTTCGCGCGAACGGCTCTGCGGGGTTTCGACTTTCGCCGCCATTTCGTGGGTCATGATGGTATCCATTAAAGTCACTCCTCCAGTTATTGAATTCGAGCGCGTATCCAGCGCCACACCCGCCGCCACCAGGAGCGGCGAGAGAGAGGCGGGTGAATGGTCCCGCCGATGGCGAGAAGCCGCTCGTGGCCAACATCTATCGTCATGGCTACTTCCCCCCGTTTTTTGAAAAGTGATCAAACAGATTGACCGCTTTCTGCAAATCAACGAGCCCGTCTCGCACGGCGTTCGACATGTCCTCACTTCCGGACAAAGTCAGGTCACCGGCCTCGATTGCACCACGCAGCCTGCGCAGGAGTGTCGTCGCGGCCTTGCTTACCTCGTGGCCGGCGAGCGCGACGCCCAGCGTGTAATCCATCTTCTTCTTGCTCACAGTCCCGCCTCCTTGCGCGCGGCCTTGTAGTTCCGCACGGCTCTGAGAAACCCGGCCCACAACTCGCGGCGCTTCTGCAGCCACGCGGCCCGCGTCTCGCGCTTCCAGTCGCAGAACGGCACGAACGACCACGGCGTCCGCTTCTCGCTCTCGTGGGCCTGAAGGTGTGACAGCCAGAGCAGCGCGGCCCCTGCGTGCGCCTCGTGCGGGAACTGGCCGACCTCGTCATTCGACGGGAAGTCCCAGCGATCCACCGTCACGCCTAGCTCGGCCTCGACGCGGAGATAGTCGCGCTCCCGGTGGCGAACCTCTGCCGTGCAGACGGCGGTTGCCCACTGTCGGAAGTTACCGCCTTCGATGGCGTGCGACGGGAGCGGGCGACGGAGCAGGGCGACCTTTTGGGCAAAGGACAGTTCCGGGCGTGTGTAGATGAGAGCGTCCATGTCAGACCTTCACTTTCGGATAGATGCCAAGCAGGCTGGCGGCGCGGCGGCAGTCGCCCAGCGTGACCGTGACGTGCCGGGGCTGCTCGTTGTCGAGGTCGCTGTCGCCAATCACGTCGGCGGCGCGGGCGTAGGCTTCCACGAAGGGCCGCAGCGCGCGGATGATTTTGTCTTTGTCGGTCATTTGCCGCGCTCCGTCAGGGCGTCATCGCGGGCGGCACGGCGGCGAAAGTCGGCGGCATCCTCGCGGGCGCTGGTGTTGTCGTCGGACGCTGCGTTGCAGGCGTCCTCGTAGCCATCTGCGGTCAAGTACTCGCCCGCCCATTCCTCAAGCATGATCTGCATCATGTCGCTGATCTGGTGGTGGACGAGCTTGGCAGAGATCAGATCGACCTCCGCAGGGTCGGCCGGGTCAATGCGCGTGGCGCGACTGCCGGGCGTGTAGGTGTACTCGATCAGCACTTCCAGGCTGTCAGGCTGAAGGCCGAACGGGCAGTACGCCGTCATCTTGTGCTTGGTTGCCATCACGCGGCCTCCACGGCGCGCGGCTCGGCGTGGTTGATGGCGTTCTCCAGAGCGATGGCGAGGGCGCAGGCGTCGGCCATGTAGAGCAGGACCTGGAACTCGCCGTTCTGCCCGGTGTCGCCAAACTTGATGTTGATGAACGACGGGTGCCCGTCTTTCGGAAACCCGGTGACGTGGATGCCGGGGCGGTTCTCGCGCTTTACGCTGAAGGTCTTGTTGGTCATTCTGTCCTCCTGTCGGGTGTGGTTAGGCGTTGGCTTCAGCCGCTAGGATCGCGCGGCCGATGATTTCCGGGATTTGCGGGACGACCGCGTTGCCGAGTCCCCGCAGTCGGTCCACCCGAGCGGGAACCCCATGAGCCACTCGACCCACGTCGGGTTCAACGCTCCACCAACCTCCGCATTCAGCGGCTTGGTGTTCCTTCTCATCTGTGATGGCGGGCCGTTGTTCGATGCGTCTTGCGTCGTCGGCGTCGGCCAGAAACGGACGGCTTGCGCCAAGTTCAATCCGAAGCCGTTGCCTGTATGGTGCTTGCCCTTTGCCAAGGTCGCGGCCTTCACCTCGGCCCGCTTCTCTTCCAGACGCTCTCGGGTCCAATCCTCCCGCGTCATCATCACGGCCGGGGTAGGCCACAATCCAGATCCGCTCGCGGAGGTGCGGTGCGCCAACACTGGCTGCGGATATGCAGTGCCACTCCGCGTCATACCCGAGCGCGGCCAAGTCCCCGAGAACGGTTCCGATGCCTCGCCCGAGAAGCGCGGCGACATTCTCCACGATGACGTAGCGGGGGCGAAGCTCGCCAACGAGACGGGCGTACTCGACCCAGAGGCCGCTGCGCTCACCCGCGAGCCCCGCGCCTTTGCCAGCAACGGAGATATCTTGGCAGGGGAAGCCGCCGCAAATAACGTCAACTGCTCCGACATCCGCGCCCTTCAACTCTCTAACGTCACGATGGATGGGGACATGCGGCCAGTGCTTTGCCAGCACGCGGCGCGGGTATTCTTCAATCTCGCAGAACGCGACCGTGGTCATTCCCGCGCGCTCAAGCCCGAGGCTGAATCCGCCAATGCCGCTGAAGAGGTCCAGCACGCGCATCAAGCGAGCTTCTCGTTGATGTCACGCAGCGCCGCCTTCGGATCGTCAAAGACGGGTGACGGCGCGGCGTAGCGGTTGGCGATGTCCTTGCGGTTCGGGATGAAGGTCCAGCCTTCAACGCGACCGATTGACGGGATCGCGGGAAAATAGGTGATAAAGCCGATAACCCGCTTGCCCTGCCGCACCTTGCGCGTGGCGGTGTCGGGCACTGTCTCCATAATGACGGGGGCACTCATCAGACGCACGCCGACAGATCGACGCCGCACCACGCAGCGGCAAAGCCAGCCTGCAGCCCGCGCGCATAGTGCGGCTCGTGGTTCGCGTAGTAGATGCGAACCGGAACGGCTCCCGTTCCTGCAAGGTATCCTGCCAAATATTCGGCGCGGTCGATGTCCATCTGCTGTCCTCCTGTCGGGGTGTGGTTAGGGGTTGCCGAGTGCCCAAAGCACCATGCGAGCAGAGCGGCAAAGGCGGCGTGTGTGCGGCCCATCAACCCCCTCGTCTGCATAGTGCTTGGCGTCCGACGTGAGGTCGGCCAAGGCGACCGCATCGAGGTCTACGGTCACGTAGTTCGCCGTTTCCTTGACGACGACGCGAACGCCGGGGTGTTCGGCGCACCGCTCGAAATGATCCGTCCAGAAGATGCGCGGCAGCGTGAAACGCTGTTGGGCTGTCTGTGTGACTGCGGTCATTCTGTCCTCCTCCGGGTGTCCGGTGAGAGGAACAATAAACGGTGTGTTTAGAATTGCAACAACAATTCTACACGGTATGTTGATCACGAATCCGTGAGAAACACACTAAAACCCTGCACCAAGACTGCAGGGACTGCGTCGCGTATAACGATCCGTTACCCTAAAGACAGGTTACGAACGCGCGCACGCCTTAGTTTTTGAGATCATCGTTTCCCCCAAGATCGGCCAACCGGCCCTCTTCGGCTGCAAGCCGCCGAATTATCTCGAAAGCTAGGCCCGCATGGTTGCCTCTGTAAAGGTAGTCTAGGGTGCCGGCCAGCCTGTCACATATGAGAATCGCCAACTCGATATCCAGGGGCCGCTCCCCGCGCTCGTAATTACTGAGCCGCTGCGGCGATATCCCGATGAGCTTGGCAAGCTGCCCTTGGCGCACGCCTTTTGCCTCGCGCAACATCACGATTCTGTTGCCAACGAGGGTTTGCCAACTGGCGTTTTTGGCAATCTTCATCGGCGCACGGCTACTACACGCGCCCGCTAACTGCATCTAAACGGACTGTTGACATATTCAACGGTATGTTTATGGTTCAGCATCATGACAGACAGTGAAGCCCTCGACTTCCTTGCCGCCAAGCTCAACGGCAAAGCCTCCGTTGCTGCGGCTCTCAACGCATCACCGCAACGTCTCATGAACTGGTACGAGCGCGGGATCAGCGCGAACAAGCGGCCCGCCGTTTGGGCAATGGTCAACGACCACGGCGGCAATCTCACGCGCGACTGGCTCATGGCGAGGGCCGCAGCATGACCCACCTCCCCGAGATCGCCGTGCTGGCTGCCTTCGCTGTTCTCATGTGGGCTCTGTTCCGAGTGGTGACGAGATGAGCGAGGGCCTGACGCATTTCGAGTGGCTTCAGGCCGAGAAGGCGCGGGTCCGGTCGCTCCTGTCCAAGCAGGCAAGCCCGGCGGCGTTGGCGCGGTTGCCCAAGCCGATTGTGCCGGTGGTCGAGAAGTTGCCGCCGGTCGTGCTGGCAACGCGCCAACACGCGACGAACTACAACAGGCAGGACGGCTCGCGCCGATCCGCTCAGGCCCGAGGCGCCGGCAAGGACTTCAAGCCGCGCGATCCGGTCCCTGCCGAGCATCTTCGCGATTTGGTCGACACCGTCGCCCGCCGGTTCCGGTTGACCGGCAAGCAAGTCTCGACCGTGACGCGCGACCGGGAAGTGATCGCCGCCCGGCATGTCGTCGTGGTCACAGTCCTCGAAATCACCAAGGCGACGCAGACCAACCTTGCCAAGGCGATGGGTGTCTCCCTCGACGTGGTGAAAAGCTCCCGCGCCTACGGCCAGTCGGTCATCAACAACTACTTTGGATATGCCGAGAAGTACGGCGCGGCGAAGGCCGACATCTACGCTCAGTGGCCGGAATACCGGAGGGCCGAATAATGCCGAACCGGGGATGGCGCTACCGCGCGAAGGGCTACGGCATGGCCGAGGCTCAAGCCGAGCTTGAGGAAGGCATCCACCCCGGCGTCGTGGCCTCGCGCCTTGGCGATACCGAAGAAAACGTCCGCGAGATTGCAGATCGGCAGGGCTGGGCCATCTCGTGGAGCGGGCAGACTGCCCAGCAGATCCTCGACGCTCACGAGCGCATTTATACATGAGCGGCTCACTTTCCCCCGCTGGCGTGCATAGCGCATCCGAACACGTCAGCACTGGCCGCGCGTTGAATTGGGTCACGCGCGGCCAGACCCTTACCCACGGTGCGGCGTCCCTGCGAGAGCGCATCTTGAGGCTGTCTATCCCCGAACCCAATAGTGGTTGTTGGCTTTGGCTCGGCTCCATCAAGGAGAATGGCTACGGCCGGATCAAGGTGAACGGTGCATTTAAGGGCGCTCACCGCGTTTCCTGGGAGGCGTTCAGCGGTCAACGAATCCCGGTCGACAAGCTGGTTTGCCACAAGTGCGACGTTCCGGGTTGCGTTAACCCTGAGCATCTTTTCGTCGGAACCGTCCGAGACAACGCGCTCGACATGTGGCGAAAGGGGCGCGGGTATCTCGCGCCTATTACCGGACGTGGGTCGCAAAACGGTAACGCAAAGCTGAGCGTCGACACAGTCAAGGCGATCCGCGCCTCTGTTGGTTCCATCAAGGAGATTTCCGACAGGTTCGGCATTCCTAAGTCGACCGTTAACAACATCATCACACGCCGGCATTGGAGGCACATTTAGATGCCTACCATCTTTCCCAGCGGCCTTAATTGGCACCTCCCTCGCTGGGCAACTGGCGGTCGCGTTGTTGAGCGTGTGGGCTCCGACGCGACCGCCTCTTTTATTCGCCGCGAGGCTGCATGAACCGCCCCGCCGACATCCTCCGCGCCGAGGCGGTTCGCCTTGTGGAATACGAAAAGACCGCCCCAGGAACACCCGGCGGGAAACGCTGGGCCACGCGCTATCTCCTAGTCGAACTTGCCGAGCATCTTGGCTTCGACGCCAAAACGGAAGTCAGCGCCCGCGTGGATGAGGCTTTGACAGCAGCAGGGACGACGCCATGAACATCGACAAGAAAGCCCTCATCGGCATCATTTCGGAGATCGAGGCCAGCCGCGAGCGCGCCAAAGGCGAGACGCGCCACCAGTCCGATATCTTGAAGAAAGCCAAGGAACAGAACTTCGACACGAAAGCCATTAGGAAGGTCCTACAGCGCCGTGCGATGTCCGAGGCGGACCGAGATAGCCTGGACCTCGCCATCGACACCTACGAGCGCGCTATGGGCTCTCTGGCGACGGCCAAGGAGGCGGTAGATACGGGGCGCATGTCGGCGCGTGAGGCGTCCGAGCATTTCAACGTGCCGCGCGGTGCGCTGGCAGTTGTGACGGGTGGCGGGAAAAATGAGATTTCCGAGCCGGGCGATGAGGCCCGCTCATGACCATCCGCGAAGCCGAGGTCAACGTCCGCCGCATGAGGCGCTGGAAGCGCAAGGCGAGCAAGGGCTATCGCGCGGATGCCGCCGCCGCTCTCAAGGCTGCCGTGACGCAGGCCCTCATCGCCGCTGCGAAGGGGCGATAGATGGCGCGCAAGAACCCCGAGCAACGATTGCAGATCCAGGTCGCCAACTTCCTACGGCTGGCCTTGCGCCCGCCGACGGTGTGGACCGCGTTTCCGGCGGGCGGTGGCGGCAAGGTTCGTGGCGCGCTTCTCAAGGCGATGGGGCTCAAGGCAGGCTGGCCGGACGTGCAAGTCCTACACCCTATGGGCCTCAACACGCTGGTCATCGGCATCGAGTTGAAGGCCAAGAAGGGCCGACTCTCCAAGCCACAGATTGAGACCTGCGAGGCCCTGTGGGCTGCAAACGCGCGCTACGTCGAGTGTCGGTCGCTGGAGGAAGTCGATAGGTGCCTGCGTCGCGCTGGCGTCCCCATGCACGCGCGCGTCGTGGACGCTTCGTTAGCCCAGCAGAGGACGGCGTGATGGCTTGGCCGAAGGGAAAACCGCGCTCGCCAGAAACCTGCGCCAAGATCAGCGCCACCCACAAGGAGCGGGGCATCTGCCTCAAGGTGAAAGGCCGCCGCCCGCGCGTGAGGCCGCTACAGGGCACACCGGAGCGGCGGTTATTCGACCGAATCGCGAACTTGCTAGGCGCCGCCGCCGCACATGCTGAGCTACGGAGGGAGCACAATGAAAGACGGCTATAAAGCCTTTCTGGCGTCGAAGAGGCCGCGCGCTCATGCGACGGGGATCGAGCCGCCGGCACTCAATGCGGGGCTGTTCGATTTCCAGGCCGCGTGCGTCGACTTCGCTTTGAGGCAGGGCCGCTGCGGGCTCTATCTCGATACCGGCCTCGGCAAGACGTTCTGCCAGCTTGAATGGGCCGACAAGGCGATGCGCGCCAGCAATGGCCGGGCGCTAATCCTGACGCCGCTCGCGGTTGCCCGGCAGATGGAGCGCGAGGCGCATAAGCGAGGGTATGACGCTCGCGTGATCCGCGACCAGTCGGAGGCCCGCGCCGGCATCAACATTTGCAACTATGACCGGATGGATAAGATCGAGCCCGATGCCTTCGGCGTCGTGTCGTTAGACGAGGCCAGCATTCTCAAGAATTTCAGCGGTAAGACGACTCGAGCCCTGATCGAAACCTTCCGCGACCACCGCTTTAAGATGGCCGCGACGGCGACCCCGGCGCCGAACGATCACATGGAGCTTGGCCAGCAATCGGAATTTCTAGGCGCCATGAACGGGAACGAAATGCTGTCCCGGTTCTTTATCAACGACGCTTCGACCGCGTCGCAGACGTGGCGGCTGAAGAAGCACGCCGAGAATTCGTTTTGGGAGTGGATGGCGTCGTGGTCGCGAATGGCGCAATCGCCGGAAGATTTAGGTTTTGACGGCACGCGCTACGTCTTGCCCGAATTGAAAATCATCCGGCATAAGGCCGCGTATGGCGAAGTAAAGCCGATGGACGGCAGCCTGTTCGCGATGGAAATGTCCGCCACGTCGATGCACGCCACGAAGCGGCAGACGGCATCGGCGCGAGCGGACGAGGCGGCCCGGCTGGTCGATACGAGTAGCCAGCCGTGGGTCGTCTGGTGCGACACTGACTATGAGGCCGACGCGATTGCCGAGCGTATCCCCGATGCCATCGAGGTTCGGGGATCGATGCAGATCGAGCGCAAGGAAGAGAACCTCGCGGCGTTCGCCGATGGATCGGCCCGCGTCATCATCACGAAGCCCAGCGTGGCTGGCATGGGGCTCAACTGGCAGCACTGCGCCAGGATGGCCTTTGTCGGCCGCAGCTTCAGCTATGAGGCTTGGTATCAGGCCGTGCGGCGCTGCTGGCGGTTCGGCCAGACGAAGCCCGTAGAGGCTCATATCATCGTCGCAGAGGGCGAGGATCAGATCGGGCGGGTAATCGACCGCAAGGCCGACGAACACGCCAGTATGAAGCGCGCGATGGCCGCCGCGATGAAGCGCGCCACGACACAGGCCACGCGCCGCATGGTCGAATATCTGCCGAAACATGAGGGGAGGACACCGACATGGCTACGATCCGCTGCCTAAACGAGAAGCACGGCGACAGGTTCGCCGCGTATCATGGTGATTGTGTCGACGTGGTCGGCCAGTTGCCGGACAACAGCGTAGGATTTTCGGTTTACTCGCCGCCGTTCGGCTCCCTGTTCGTCTACTCCGAATCGATCAGCGACATGGGCAACAGCACCGATGAGCAGTTCCGCGACCAGTATGCGTTCCTGGTCCGCGAGAAGCTGCGCGTGACCAAGCCAGGGCGCCTGACTGCGGTGCATTGCTCCGATCTGCCGCTCACGAAGTGGAAGGACGGCGCGGTTGGCATCAAGGATTTCAGCGGCGACATCATCCGCATCCACGAAGAGGCCGGGTGGATACTGCACTCACGCCGGACGATCTGGAAATGCCCGGTCGTCGAGATGACGCGCACGAAGCACGTCGGCCTGCTCTACAAGCAACTCCAGAAGGACAGCGCCAAGAGCCGGGGAGGGATGCCCGACTACCTGCTGACGTTCGTCAAGCCGGGCGACAATGCCGAGCCGATCAATCACACGCCGGAAAACTTCCCGCTGGACCAGTGGCAGGAATGGGCCTCGCCGGTATGGATGAGCGTCAACCAGACGCGCGTTTTGAACGTCAAGGCCGCGCGCAACGCCAACGACGAGCGCCACCTGTGCCCGCTACAGCTCGACGTGATCGACCGGGCGCTGGTCATGTGGTCCAACCCTGGCGACGTGGTGCTGAGCCCGTTTATGGGCATCGGCAGCGAGGGTTACTGCTCACTCAAGGCAAAGCGTCGTTTCATCGGCGTCGAGTTGAAGGCCGAATACTTCAATCAGGCGTGCCGCACTCTTGGCGACGTGGAGGCCAGCGCCGCGACCCTGTTTGACGATATGGCGGCGTAGATGGCCAAGTTTGACACCTGGATGCCGATCTACTGGGGCGACTACGCCAAGGACACCGGCCACCTTGGCGCAGTCCACCACGGCGCATACTTGATGCTCCTGAAGCACTATTGGGTTACAGGCGCACCCCTGCCAGCCGATGACGCCCAACTCTGGCGCATCGCCTGCGCTGACAGCTTGGCACACTGGAAGAAGATCAAGGGCGTCGTGCTGGCCTTCTTTGAATTGGAGGACGGCGTGCTGCGCCATGGCCGCGTCGAACACGAACTCGCAAATGCTCAAGGCAATGCCGAACGACGTGCTGAAATGGCGAGGCGGGCGGCTGAGGCGAGGTGGAACAAGGAGCAATCAGATGCTCCGGGCAATGCGCCGCGCATGCGCCGGGCAATGCGCGGAGAATGCCCGCCACCTTCACCTTCAGATAATCCTCATGGAGAGACCATTGTTGACGCCGGGCGCGCGTCGGCTAGCCCTGACGGGCCGCCGCGCTCCCGGCTTCCGGACAGCGCAAAGTGGGCAACGCGCCTGGATAGCTACAGCCCGTGGTTGCCTGTCAACGATCCAGCGCGCGGCAAGTGGTTGCCGACTTGGGGGCTACCGCCAGACAGTTCTGGGCGCAATCCGCTGCTGCCCGTCGAGCTTTTGAAGGCTTGGCAGGCAAGGCGTGCGCTTGAGACTGCCACCGCACCCATCCTCTCGGAGTGGCGAAGTGAGGCCATGCAATGAACGCCAGCAAAACCTTTATGGGGAACGCATGAGCCCGCCCTGGCACCCGATGGCAACCGCTCCCCGCGACAGGCCCATCATCGTCTATTGCCCTGAGAAGCATGGGCTGCAGGCAATGGCTTCGATCTGCGAATGGCATCCTGACGCCGGTTTCTGCGTTGATGAGTTGCGGGAGCCGACATGCTGGACGGAGATTCCGACACAGGAGTCGATGCAATGAGGGGGCGGCCACGAATTGCCAAGGCGCATTACGACGCGCGCCACGGCTGGGAATATTTGAATCACGCGGGCGAGTGGCACAGTTGCCCGCCGCCGTTTTCCACCCATGAGCAGGCAATTGCCTACGCCCTCGACAGACTGCGCGCCAACGCGGATTCCCCATATTCGGTGATTGTCGACGCGCGGGCCGCGTTGGAATGGGCAGGCAATCTTTCTCGTACTGATGGCGCCGACTCAGCCACAGGCAAAGGTCAGGACACCCAAACCCACCCACAGGAGAAGCGGAGATGACTGAGGAAGAAGCGAAGACAAAATGGTGCCCGGCAGCGAAGATACCGCTCGGCTCATTGTGCATCGCTCTCCGTGCCCGCGCCGCCCTCTCACAGACAGAGGCAGAGGAGGCCAAGGCATGAGCGCCAGACCCGCAGGCTGGTATTGGGTCAAACGCCTCTCCGATGAAGACTGGCAGCCCGCTCAATGGGCTCCAATGAGGGAATATCCCGGCGAGTGGCGCTGGGAATTCTTTTTCTATCGCGGCGAAATCCACCGTGGACGCATCTATCGCGTCGGAAAGCGCATCCATGCTCCAACTTAACCCGCCAATCCCTGTGACCGTGATCAGTGAAGAACTGCCGCCGGGCGTTAGAGACGAGTCCCGGCGCGGCTGGTGCTACGCCTGGAAGGAGTGCGGCATTGACGGCCACCGTATGTGGGTCGTCGTCATGGACGCAACAGGCGAGGTGATCGACGTGCCGCAGCCGGAAATCCTTGTCGATCCTAATTGGAGCTACGGGAGGCGCACTTGAACGGCAGAACTTGGACCGCAGACGACACCGCCACGCTCCGCCGTATGGCTGGAGCCGGATATTCAGACGGCGAGATTGCCAACCATCTAGGCTTCGCCCGCGAGACGGTCACGCGCCGCCGCCTGTGCCTTGGCTACACCGCAGGCCTAAAGATTGGGAGAAGGCGCCGGTTTATTCGATTGGCGCGCGCCGTGAGTAGCCCAATCACATGCGGGGCCGGGCTCTATTCCAGCTATGATGGGTATGAGATTGTCCAGAACGAATGGGAACGGGCGGCACAATCAATTCGCTTGACATCGTAAATCACAACTCGATAACTGGTTAGGCTGACCGCTCCACAACCGAGCATCAGCACATGGCTTCGGCCGTCCAGAATAGCAAAGAATAGCAATGGCTCGCGGCTCAAAGCCCGGCGAGCGACGTGGCGGCCGGAAAAAGGGCTCGCTGAACAAGGCAACCGCCGACATCAAGGCGCTTGCCCAGACCTACACGTCTGAAGCTATGGAACGGCTGGCCGTTGTCATGCGGACCAGTGACAGCGACGCGGCGCGCGTGGCGGCAATCAAAGAGATATTCGAGCGCGGCCACGGCAAGGCTCCGCAGCCGCAGACGGGTGAGGGCGGCACCGGCCCTGTTCTATTGGCGATCCAATGGCTACAGCCCAGCGCATAGTCATCCCCTACAGCCCGCGCCAAGCCTTCCTGCCGTTCCACGAGAGCAGCAAGCGGTGGCGCGTGATCGTGGCCCATCGCCGGGCGGGCAAGACCGTGGCGACCGTGAACCAGCTAATCCGGTCGGCGCTGACCTGCGACAAGCCCAGCCCGCGCTGCGCCTATGTCGCGCCTCTGTTCAAGCAGGCCAAGGACGTGGCGTGGTCCTACCTCAAGGAGTTCACGCGGCCTATTCCAGGAGCGGAAGCCAATGAAAGCGAGCTACGAGTTGATCTCCCCAACGGTGGACGTGTTCGGCTTTATGGCGCGGATAATCCCGACGGAATGCGCGGAATCTACCTGGATGATTGCGTACTCGATGAATTTGCCGACATGCGCCCCCGAGTTCTCCCGGAGATCATTCGTCCTGCGCTTTCCGACCGCAAAGGCAGCCTGACCATCATCGGGACGCCGCGCGGGCATAACGACTTCTACAAGGCTTGGCAGGCCGCACAGAATGATCCCGACTGGTATTCCGTTCTGCTCCGGGCCTCCGAAACCGGCCTTGTGGACGCCGAGGAACTGACCGCCGCGCGCAAGCTGATGACCCCGGAGCAGTACGAGCAGGAGTTTGAATGCTCGTTTAATGCCGCGATCCAGGGCGCGTATTGGGGCAAGGAGATGGCCGCCGCCGATGAAGCGGGCCGCATTTGCCGAGTGCCAATCGACACGACGGCCGACGTGCTGACCGCGTGGGACTTGGGAGTTCGTGATGCCACGGCGATATGGTTTTTCCAAATTCTCGCGGGCGGGATCAACGTCGTGGACTTCTACGAAGCCTCTGGCGTTGGGCTCGACCATTACAGTCAAATTGTGCGGGAAAAGGCAGAAATGGGCAGTTATCGCCTTGGTGTCTGCCACGTCCCACACGACGCGAAGGTCAAAGAATGGGGCTCAGGCCGCACGCGCATAGAGCAGATGGAGGCGCTGGGCCTGCGCCCGGTGCTGGTGCCAGATCACCGGCTCAACGACGGGATTGCGGCGGCTCGCGAGACGCTCGCGCGTGTCCGCTTTGACGCGGTGCGCTGCAAGGACGGTATCGAGGCATTGAAGCAATACCGGGCCGACTTTGACGAAGAGCGCAAGGTTCTAAAGCCCGCGCCTCGGCACGATTGGACCAGCCATGCCGCCGACGCTTTCCGCTATTTGGCGATGGGCTGGCAGGTCGAAACAAAAGCACAGGCAAAACTGCCCCGCGTTACGGGCGGTTGGATGGCCGCTTAGCATGAGCAACATTATGTCCGACGCTCACGGGAGCGGGTTTCCAAAAATTGCGCGAGGCTGCTCCAATGGCTGACACGACTCCCACACGCGGCGGCCCCTCGTCGCAAGGCGACACAAAGGCGGACCTGCTGTCTCGCGCCCTTGCCCATGCCGACGAGGCGTGGAAGCAGGAATTTGACAACGTTTCGTCGGGTAGAGACTGCCAACGCTTCTATATCGGCGGCGAGGCGCAATGGGATTCGCAGGCCCTGAGCGACCGCAAGAGCGCCAACAGGCCAGCGTTGACCATGAACCGCTGCCCTGGGTTTGTGCGGCAGTTGACCGGCGAGGTGCGGCAGAACCCGCCCAGCGTGAAGGTTCTACCCGCCAAGGACGGCGCGACGGTCGAGGCGGCAGAAATCTTCAACGGCCTGATCCGGCACATTGAGCAGCAGAGCGTCGCCCGCGCGGCGTACACGAAGGCGGCGGAAAACGCGGCACAGGCTGGCATTGGCGGCTGGCGCATCGTCACGCAGTACAGCGGCGACGACAGCTTCGACCAGGACATCCGCATCAAGCGAATCAATGACCCGTTCCAGATTCTGATCGACCCGCTCGCGCAAGAGCCGGACAAGAGCGATATGCGCTATGGCTTCGTCTTTGAGGACATGGCGAAGGAGCAGTATCAGAAGCAATATCCAGACGTTCCTGCCGAGAGCCTGCCAACCAACGTCGCGGATCAGGCGTTTTCATGGCGCACGCTCGATACGGTCAAGATCGCGGAGTATTGGTATCGCGAGCCGGTCAAGAAGATGCTGCGCCTCCACGAGGACGGCGCCGTCTCCTACGACGATGACGACACGCCGCCCGAATCGCCGGTAACGCAGCAGCGCGAGGTGGTGGTCCAGCAGGTCAAGTCCTGCCTGATGAGCGGCGGCGGCATCTTGCAGGGGCCGACCGATTGGGCCGGGCGGTACATTCCCATCTGCGTCGTGACCGGCGAAGAGATTTGGGCCGATGGCCGCGCCACTCGCAAGGGCATGATCCACGACATGAGGGACCCGCAGCGCGTCTACAACTACACGCGGACAGCGGCGGTTGAGGCCGTGGCGATGCAGCCTAAGGCGCCGTACATCATGACGGCCAATCAGGCCAGCGGGTACGAGAACCAGTGGGCGCAGGCTGGCATCCGCAACGACGCCGCGCTGTTCTACAAGGGCGACCCGCTCGCCAATGGTCCGCCCAAGCGGTCGGAACCGCCTATCGCATCGCAGGGCCTAGACGTGCAGTCTCAGCTTGCGGTAAGCGACCTTGAAGGCGTCTCCGGCATCTACAAAGCCGGGCTCGGCGCCCCCAGCAACGAAACCTCTGGCCGCGCCATCATGGCCCGCCAGCAGGAAGGCGACGTTGGAACGTACCTGTACATCGATAACCTTTCAATCGCCGTGCAATATTGCGGCAAAATCTTAGTCGATCTGATTCCCAAGATTTACGACTCGACGCGCATCGTCCGCACGCTGGGCGAAGACGGCTCGACAAAGATGGTCGAGATTAACAAGCCAGACATGGACGAAAGCGGCATGGAGATCGTCCTAAACGACCTCAGCGCGGGCGAGTACGACGTGACCGTCACCACCGGCCCGAGCTACTCCACGAAGCGCCAGGAGGCCACGGCCTTCATGACAGAGCTTGTCCGCTCGTTCCCCATGATCGCGGACATCGGCGGCGACATCATCGTGGAGAACATGGACCTGCCGGGCGCCGACAAGCTGGCCGGTCGCCTCCGCGAGGCAATGGGCATCGACAAGGACGGCCAGAAGATCGAGGCCGAACAGAAGCCGGACCCCGTCGAGGCGGCAAAGGCCATGAAGGACGCGGCGGCGACTGACAAGATCATCGCGGAGACGGAACAGATCCGGCTTGAAACCGGCCAGATGATGCTTTCGATGCAGGGGATGCTTGGGCAGCTTCAGCAGATCATGCCGCAGCTTCAGATGCTCACGCAGCAGGGCGAGCCTGGAGAGCAGCCGCCGATGCCGCCTGAAGGCATGGCGCCTCCGATGGAAGGTGGCCCGGAAATGGGCGGGATGCCGCCGAGCGGTCCAATGCTTGAAGGCATGTCTGATGGCCTGCCGCCGGTTGTGGAGATCGACGACGACACGGCCGGGCTTCCCCCGGTGATCGAGATTGGCGAGGCCGTTGCGCCCGCTTAACTACGAGGTGATTCGTGAGTGAGCCGGATATCAGGCTTCAGATCAAAGTTAAGAACGCTCGTATATTGCGGGCGATGAAAGCGGCCGGGATTGAGAATTCAGCCGCTCTTGCGCGCGCCGCCGGCCTTGAACCAACAACCGTTGGCGAGTTGGTAAACTTCAAGAAACGGCCAATCACGACCAAAGGCGAATGGCGGGAGGCTGCTCTCTCCATAGCGACGGCCCTTCACCGGAGCCCGGAAGAGATTTGGCCGGAGCATCTGCAGCGCATCGCGGCACTCAAGACCGAGTGCGAGCTTGATCTGACCGTTGAGCAATTCGGCGCCATCAGCAACGGCGAGCAGTCGATACTGGATCGCGACACGGTGACGACGCTTCTAGCGAACCTTCCAGCCCGTGAGCGCTCAATCGTTGAGATGCGCTACGGCCTCAACGGCAACGGCGCTCATACGCTGGCTGAAACCGCCGATGAATACGGGATAGGCCCAGAGCGCGTTCGCCAAATCGAGATGAAAGCGTTTCGCCGGATGACAGACGCAGCCCGCACTAAAAGGATTGCCGCATGAGCGATATTGACTTGGCCGCTATAGTGGCGGAAGATGCAAAGACTTCGGGCGCCGTTCCTGCACAGGAAGCGCCTGCTCCGGTCGAGGATACGGCGGAAGCGACCACCGCCCCGGCTGAAGAAGCCGCGGAAGAGCAGCCATCTGACGCCGAGGGCGACGCGCCCCAGTCGAAGAAACCGGGCGGCGGCTTCCAAAAGAGAATTTCAGAGCTAACCCGCGAAAAGCATGAGGCAAAGCGCGAAGCAGAGCAACTGCGCGAGATGCTGTCCAAGGCCCTGGGCCAGACGCAGCAGACCGCGCCGGCAGCCGAGCAGAGCGACGAGCCCCGTTCAGAGCAGTTTACCAGATACGAGGATTTCGTCGCGGCAAAGGCCGAATGGAAAGCGGAGCAGCGGATTCAGTCCACGCTCGGCAACCTCCAGAAGCAGGCCAGTGTCGCGGATCAGGAGAGGGCCAGGATCGAGGCCGTCAAGGTCTTTGAGCGCGAAGCAAAGGCTCAAGGCAAGGCGATTCAGGGGTTTGACGACGCGCTGGACATGGTGCGCTCCGATGACTTCCCGATGACCCCGGCGGTTGCGGACTACCTTCTCAACGCCGACCACAAGGCGGCGCTGGTCAAGTATCTGGCGGACAATGAGGACGAGGCTTTCAGGCTTTCACGCCTAGGTGCAGTCGCGGTTGGCAGAGAACTGGCAAAGGTCGAGATGCGTTTCGCGTCGAAGCCCAAGCCGAAAACTTCATCGGCCCCGCCGCCGCCGGCAACAGTGTCCGGGGGCGCGGCAGCACCGCAATCGATCGAGCGCATGGGTCATAACGACGTGCTCAAGTGGGTACGTGAGTTGGACCAGAGGCGCTGACGGAAGCGTTGGCGAGAGTTCGAGGGGCCTAACCCAAGGTTAGGTCATCATGGCAAATACTATCATCACTCCCAGCATCATCGCGAAGGTGGGGCTGGCTCAGTTGGAAAACAATCTCGTGATGGGCAAGAAGGTCTATCGCGACTACTCCCGCGAATTTGTGAAGGTCGGAGACTCGATCAGCGTCCGCCGTCCCGTCAAGTTCACGGCTCAGGATGGCGCCGTCGCCATCAATCAGGACGTGACGGAAGGCAAGTTCACGCTCAGCATGGACAAGCGCAAGCACGTTTCGTGGTCTTTCTCGACGCAGGATCTCACCCTGTCCATCGAGGAGTACAACGAGCGGTACATCAAGCCGGCCGCCATCGCTCTGGCGAACCAGATCGATTACGACCTCACCGGCCTCTATAACCGCGTGTGGAACTGGGTCGGCACGCCAGCCTCGCCGGTCGACTCGTTCGCGGACTTCGCCAAGGCGCCCCGGCGTCTGGATGAAGGCGCGGTGCCGCAGGACAACCGCTATGCTGTCCTGTCTCCAGCCGACTCCTGGGGCCTCATCGGCTCGCAGACTGGCCTGTTCATGCAGGACGTTGCACGCGGCGCCTATCGCCGTGGCGATCTCGGTGAGATCGGCGGCGTCATGACGGCGATGGACCAGAACATCCGCACGCATACCAACGGCGCGGCGGCTGGTGGTGGCCTCATCAACGGCGCGAACCAGAACGTGACCTATGCCGCGAGCAAGGACACGAACACGCAGACGCTCATCACCGATGACTGGACGGCTTCGACGACCTTCAAGGCCGGCGACGTGTTCACCATCGCTGACGTTTATGCGGTCAACCCGGTATCAAAGCAGAGCACGGGCGTCCTGCAGCAGTTCGTCATTCAGAACGACATCACCGCGACCGGCACGGATTGCACGCTGACGATTGCTCCGGCGATCATCACCAGCGGCCCGTACCAGACCGTCGATAGCGTCCCGGCCGACGGCGCCGCGATCACGATGGTGGGCACCGGCTCGGCGCAGTACGCGCAGAATCTGGTGTTCCACAAGAACGCCTTCGCCCTCGTGATGGCCGATCTGGAAATGCCGGACGGTGCGGTGTTCAAGGCTCGCGAAAGCCAGAACGGTTTTAGCATGCGCGTTATCAAGTACTACGACGGCGAAATGGATGAGGACAAGATCAGGCTCGATGTGCTTTACGGAGTTAAAGCAATCTATCCGGATTTGGCGACGAGACTGTCCGGAACCACCTGATTTTCCTGCATTCTATTGAGGTGAATGGTCATGGCTAGTATACTTCCTTGGTCCGAATGGAACAGAGAGGTATCGGCCGTGGCCGTTTGCTGCATCAAGGAATGCGAGAAGAAAGTTATGGGCTCCGGGATGTGCGCCGCGCACTACGCAAGGCTGCGCAAGTACGGGAACCCAGTCGCTGAGAGGCAAGCGCAATTTCATGGCTTGCCTCTTATGGAAAGGCTGATGAAGCGCGTTGAGAAGGGCGAAACGTGCTGGGTGTGGACGGGCGCAAAGAATCAAACGGGCTACGGCATGATCAATGTCGAGGGCACGCCGCGTCTCGTTCATCGTATTGTCTGGCGAGAGTTGTTCGGGGTGATTTCTCCCGATCAGTTTGTCTGCCATCGATGCGACAACCCGGCTTGCGTTAACCCGGCTCATCTCTTCCTTGGTGATTACCAGATCAACAGCGACGACAAGATCAGCAAGGGCCGCCATCGTTGGGGCCTGTCGCGCGGCGAGAAACACGGCAATGCCCGTCTCTCGCCTGAGATTATTCAAGCAATCCGAGCCAGCGCCGAAGACGGCGTTGTTCTGGCCCGGCGTTACAGTGTCAGCACTTCCCACGTCAGCGACATTCGACGCGGCAAAGTGTGGAAACATCTAAGCTAGGAGAATCATCATGGCAGTTCGCGACCTCACCGACGCCCGCACCGATGGCACGACCATGGGGCAGGACGCTACCGACAAGATCAGCTTCTACGGCGTGACGACGGTTGTTCAGCCGTCGTCCACGACGCAGGCGGCTGTTACCACTGGCGCCACGACCACGCAGGTCGGCGCGCTGGCGAACGAGCTTCGCAGTGCGCTCGTCTCGCTGGGCCTTATTAAAGGCTCAAATTAGTATGCGCGTTGAGCCGGCACGGAGCGTGCGTATCGCCGTGCCGGCTTATGACGCCTTCACCGATGAAAGCCAGCGGTCGGTTGCCGCTGGCATTCTCGCGCTTGACGCCAAGGGCATCCAGGTCGAGGCCGTCGATGTGCTTCGCGGCTGCTGTTATGTGGACCTCGCGCGCAACATTTTGACGGGCAATTTCCTCCGGGGAACGGCCACGGACTTCATCTTCATCGACGCCGACGTTGGCTTCGATCCCGAGAGCCTTGTGCGCTTGTGCGAGGCTACGCGGCCCGTTGTGGCGGGCATCTACCCCAAGAAGGTGGTCCCGCCTGAATGGCCTGTGATGGTCGCCCATGAGCAGATTTGGGCCGATAGCGACGGGCTAATAGAGTGCGGCGTCGTGCCGACCGGCTTCCTCCGGATCAACCGCGCGGTTTTCGAGGCGCTCACGGTGCCCGAGTTCACCAGCCCTGATGGGCAGGTCGGCGCGTACTTCCAGACGGCGGTGCGTGGGAATGTGTTCTGGGGCGAAGACGTGGAGTTCTGCCGTCTCGTCCGTGAGGCTGGTATTCCCATCATGGCCTTTGCCGAAATGGACTTCCGGCACGTCGCCTCCGATGGCCGTGTCTATGTCGGCAATTGGGGCTTTTGGATGCGCTCGCAGTTGAAGGAGGCCGCGTGAAGATCGGCCTCATCATCGGCACGCGAGGCAACCCACGCCGTGCGGCGGCGGTGGTTGAGACAGCGCGCGCCTTGGCGAGCAACAATCACGACGTGTCCGTCACCGTGTCATGCGACGCCGACGACGCGGCCACGGTCCAGTATTTCCGGGGCTATCCGGGGACTCGCATTATTGCCGGCCCGCGACCCGCTGGCGTGGCAGAGGTGTGGAACCGCTGCATTCCGGTTGTGGACGCCGATTTCGTCATTGCCCTAGCCGACGACGGTTTCATTGCTACGCCACTTTGGGACGAGTGCCTCGCCATGCTGGCGACCGAAGGCCGGTTCCCGCGCGAGCTTCTGGCCTTTGCGCTCCACGATACCGCCAACCCCGGACAGCCCACGGTGCTGGGCGGCTCGCGGGAATGGATCGACCTCATCGGCGGCAAGATGATCGATGACCGCTTCCCGTTCTGGTTTGCGGATACGGCCTACGCTGAGACGTGGTCTTTCGTGACGGGCGAGTATCTGCCCATTCTGCCGATCACCATTGCCAGCAAGCCGGGCCGGTTCAACCCGCGCCTGCGCGACATGGGCTTCTGGTGGGACTTCTACGTCGCGACGCGCGGCGAACGTGTCCTGCTTGCCGAGCAAATCCGCCGCGACCTTGGAATTACCCTGCCTTTGGGCCGCCTCCGCGCCATCCTCGATAGTTGGGAAGCGCGCGACAAGCTGGGCCGGCCGGGAGCCATCGAAATTGCAAAGGCTTTGCCAGAGCGTGAGCCGGATGCCGTGTACCTAAGCGCGTACAGGGCCGCTCGCCATTACATGAGGATCGCCGCATGACAGTTAGCAACGCCATGACAGAGGCGGGCATCGCCACGTATGAGCGCATCAACCGGGCGCGCATGAGCCCGCAGGCGATTGTGGCCGCGATATACAACGCAATGGACACGGTGCGGCGCCGCGAGGCCATCAAGGCACCTGGACCGGCTGCCGTTTACGTCCATCAGGCTTGGCCGTCCTATCGCTACGGGCCGAACGGCGAGAGCCGGGTGTTCATGTGCGCCGATGATGTGCCGGACGGCTGGAGCGACACGCCGGACTTCGTGACCGTCGCGCGGGAAATGGGCGCGGAGACGATGGCCGACCTTGCCGAGAAGCGCCGCCCCGGAAGGCCGCGCAAGGAGGCCGCATGACCGACACGATGCGCGACAAGACCGAGGCGGAAGAACGCCTCAACGCCATCAAAGACGCCTTGCACGCGGTCCTTGCGCCGACGCGGCCCCTGTACGAGCCAACCGCCGTTGAGCTTCTGATGGCGCTCAACATGCGCGGCCTGAAGGTGGTGCGAGCCCATGCCTAACGTCCAAAACTTTGACATCGTGGCGGGCGAGACGCGCACGCTTCCCATGTACGCCCGCGACCCCGACAACGCGGTGCAGAGCCTGTCCGGCCTCACGGTACAGTGGCGCGTTGGACAACCGCCGTGGGACCCGGCGCGCGAGACGCCGACGCTGACCAAGACCACCACCATTGTCTCGGCTGCGGCGGGCTCGTTCACGGTCGCCCTGACCTATGACGACACATACCAGCTTGAGGGCGACTTCCTGCACCAGGCGGTCACGTCATCCGGCCTCGTGGTGGTGACGGGGCGCCTTCACGTCCGACAGGGCATCAGGAGCGGATCATGAGCAGCCGAACCGCACGCGACGTGATTACCTACGCCATGCAGGACTTGGGTATTGTGGCGGACCAGGAGGCCATGACCGACACGCAGGGCAATTACGGACTGCGCAAGTTGAACGACCTTCTGGCGGGCTTTGAAAGCGAGGGCATCCGCTACGCGCACACCGATCTCGCCTCGCTCGATACCGTCGTAAACGTGCCGGATGGGCAGTTGCGCAATGTCGGCCTGATGCTGCAGCGCGAGCTTGCCGGGACCTACGGCGTAGCCCTGAGCCCGGATGACCAGTTGGCAATCCAGCGCGCCATGACGGCCCTGCAAGCCTACTACTACGTGCCAATTACGTCGGCTCCCGAGCTTGCGCTGCGGCCTCGCCGGTTTGGTCGCTTCTCGTTCTCGCAAGGATAATTCATGCAGAGAATTGTCGCAGACTTAGTATTTCATGCAGACTTTTCGCGCAGAAATAAAAAGTCTGCTGGTAAATTAGGGCAACGCTGATGCGCGGCCCTCTCGCCCTAGGTTTTGCCCAGCAGCGTTCCCGCCCGGTCAACGCGGCTCGCGTCGTGAACCTGTACGCGGCGTCCACCGCAGAGGGAAGCCGGACCAAGGTCGTGCTGTACGGCACGCCCGGCCAGAAGGCATGGCGCACCATCGGCGGCGACACGATCCGCGCGGGCCTAGAAGCTCAGAGCATAGCCTACATTCTCAGCGGCACGATCCTCTATCGCGTGGAATCGGACGGCACCACGACGGCCTGCAGCGGCGATTTAATCCCGCCCACGGGCGAGGCGACGCTAATCAACAACGGCGGCCAAATTGGCTTGTTGGTGGTTCCTGACTTGTTCGTGATTGTGGGAACGACCGTCACCAAGGTCACGGCGGCGGGCTATCCCAGCGCGGGCCTGTCCAGCATCGCCTACATCGACGGCTATGCGGTCGGCACCGTCAACGACGACTCCGGGCAGTTCCAGATTTCCGGCTTGTTGGACTTCGCCTCGTGGGATGCGCTGGACCTTGCCAGTGCCGAGTCGAGCCCGGACGGCCTGCTCCGCGTGCTGGTCGATCATCGCGAGGTGTGGCTGTTCGGCACGCAAACCGTCGAGGTGTGGGCCAATACCGGCGCGTCGCCTTTTCCCTTCGAGCGCGTGCCGGGCGCCTTGCTGGAGCGTGGATGCGCGGCCCGTCGCAGCCCCGCCAAGATGGACAACTCCGTATTCTGGCTGGGCGATGATCGGAT